CAAATCTCCCAGTCTGCTTATGTTGAGCAGATTGCCTCCCTTAGAAGGGAGGACTCCACCGGAGCTTGGTGTAGACGGCTCTCGGACGTCCAGCACGTTCAAGATGCCCCTCGCTGAGCGGCTCGATGCCTCTCTTTAAGAGGTACTTGAGTAGCGCGCCATGACCAACCAGCTCATCAACTGGAGGTCTTCCGACAACTACATAACCCTTAACCAATGGGCGATGTAGATGCGGACACATTCTTTGGACTTCATAGTCCAAGAATGTGTGGCGACCTAACACGGGTGAAGATTCGTGCACAGTCGGGAAGAACTTAATCCTCCCTTCTATGAACGAATCAAGCCATCTTACGGTAGTCCAGAGACCAGCTTTGTAAAACTGGTTTCGAAGACTAACGATAGAGATGGTTTCCGCGACGTGCTTTCTGTCATTCGGAAAGAGGTTGCGCACCTTGACGACGGAAACGTCGTCAGAGGCGTAATACTCTTTACCACAAGACTCTCTGAACTTTCCAGTCCAGAAAGACTTGTTCCGATTTACAACGAATCCAAAGGATTCGAGTACGGAGATGACAGAATCCACACAATCTACGGGAACGATAATATCGTCCCCGTAGACGCGCACCCTACCGGCATACTCTTTAATGAGCTGCCGGGTCACAGGTGTGTTGAGCGCATGTGAAATCCCCATGAAGCAGAGTGTTAGAAACACACTCGCTTCTACGGGAAAACACATGGCTGAACCCATAGACGCGAACTTGGCCAAACGGATAACACCGTGGCCAGGCACATCAGCCTTCCGGCTCCTTGTGGCGTCCACTGCCATCCGAAGATGGAAATGGTTACCAAAAAGGAGACGTACATGCTGATTGGAAACACGATCGGAGGCTTCACTCAAATCGAGCGTTGCCAGGGACCCATCACGGGACCCTTCTCGCGCCATCTGCTGGTTAGGCAGTTGGTCATCGATACCGATCATCCGAGAAAGGATAGGATCCTTCCTCAGACATCTCAAAAAACCGTCAAGGAGTCCCTGCTGTGCGTATTGCATAGCAGTCGGCTCAATGGCGATGATTCGAGGTGTTTCCAGCGTTTTAGGTACGGAGATAACCCTTACGGGTTGCTCCGCATCGGGTTCGAGGATGTCGACCGAATCCAGCTCCCGCCAAAAGCGGGAGTTAGGAACGAGGTAATCCCCACTTGGGAAAACCTCCTCGAGTCGGCGGGTCCAGCTGGAGCGGTAATACTTCTCGTTAGAGGAGTATCGTTCCGCAACAGCACCAGGACCATGTTTAGGGAATATGTTCCCGTCCCGGATCTCACGATCCAGGTTAGAGAACATAACTCCGAACAATGTCCCGGAAACCAACTTAAATTCCTCTTTAAAAGAGGAATCGAGTTGTATCCAGGACCGCCTGACATCCTGCTCACATTGGACAAAAGCGGCAAATGCCTTGCGCTCCCTCTCAGGAGTACATGGCAGAAGCATCTTACCAAAAGCCAAAGTTAATTGGCGGATGGCATAGATAGCTTCTATGTCGGGATTGTCCAACAACACACTAGTGTTGCGGTGAAACACGCGATCAAGGAAACCCCAAAGAAATTTGGGGAGACCACCCTTCCAGGAAAAACCCTGGAAGAGGTTGTGATCTACATACCCAAGGTCAAGACCTTTTTGGAGGTCTTTTCCAAAGGTAGGTAAGGTTATCGTTAGAAACGATATACCCTCGTGTAAACACCGACCTTGGATATATTTGATATCCATGGTGGCGCTAGTGTTACACCTGATGGCCAATTCCTTGGCCATCATTGTCCAGAGCAACATTAGGCTTTTCATAGCCCCTCCGATCTAATCGATTGGGGGTTAGCTATCCTTAGCCAAATGTGGCCACACTGAGGGAGGTGATTATGGAGCGTCCTCGCCGCTGGAAGAAACGAGGGGGGCCAACGTGGCCCCCCCCGAATCTACAGGGGCAGGGAATTTGCTCTACATCACCTCTTTTCGTTATTAGCTTTCTTCGTACCTTGATGTGCGAGTATTAAACGCACAGCAAGACTAATGGTAGCGACGACTAGATCCTCGACAGTACGTCGAGTATCTAGAACGCCGAATACCAAACGAAACAAAGCTAACTCTCGCCGCCAAGAAGTTTGACGATGAGAGCATCCGAAGTAGCTGTAAACAGGGCTTTAAAGCCACTGTAAACAGCTTGGACGTCGGCATTCGTGTAGCCCACGTTCGGAATATCGAAGACCATGTAATTTGACATGGAAACTTCTCTATTCTGAGCAGGGATAAACGGATCCGCGGCCACCTTCGAATGATCGACCCTCAGGACTCTCCTAGTCCTACGCCCGTAGGTGTGGGACGCGGAGAGGTCGACCAGTCCATCACTACTTGAGTACTTCGACTCATTATCTCCCGAGGAAACTCGGGGGAGTGAGATCGGAGTACCTGAGATAGTAATGGACTGCGGGTCTGTGAACGCCATCTGGCATTGCTCCTTTCATGGCCGGTAAAACCGGCTATATTGGTGTATTAGGCAGTGGCAAACACTACCCTACTACGTTCGGGAAATACCGAGCGCAGCGAGTATGGAAGCCTGAAATGGTGAAAGACCATTCCAGGTTATTCCAAACCCGAAGGGGTTTGCTTTCGTCCGTGACTTGGTCTCTGTGACCAAGGTAGCGGACGGAACCTTAAGAGGATAACCACGATATGTGGCACCCTCCAAGGAGTACGTTACCTTATTGATGGTATGTTCCATCAGGTAACCATACTGCATAACCAGGCCCTGGCTTATAACATCGGAGGCGTACGCAAGTACGTCCCCGGTGTTGGTAAACCAGTCGACGGCCCAGCTCCACGGGGTAAGGTTCCACAGGACGTCTGGCGAAAGTGACAGATTAAACAATTTATCTGCCACAGCCGCCTGTCCAACGTTGGCCTCTACATGGTTTCCATTAAGAGGCACACCGTAGACAAAGGCGCCCTTGAACCAACGATCAATTTTGGTCGTTGTGGTCTTAGACCACTTACCGTTCGTGGAAGACCCCCAACCACTAGAAGGAACTGAGATCGGAACGCTTCCATTTGGAAACGCCGTTCCCAGATCCACAGTGGTGGAGGTCATCGTTGAAGGAAAGCGGTACGAACGACGGACTAGTCGCCCAGCATCACGCTCATACTGTTGTATGATATCGTGAGACTTGGCTACTGTGCGACCAAAAGCGGTCACATCAGAAACCAAGGGCAACCAGCCGAATTCGACGTTCAGGTACTCATCGCCCGCATTACGCGCGCGAAGAGTCCTGTCACTCCAGGTACGAGATCCAACGATTTGGGGAAACCCATCTCGGAAGATTTCGCCTAGAGCTGTCGATAGATTCGATTCCGCCGCGGTGGGGCGACAACGACTCGCAGCTGTGGCACCCAGGGCTGTTATACTCGAAGTATTCGAGTTCAGCGCTGTAGGCCACTTCGGCTGCGGGTTAGTTGAGCCAACCGTCTCAATCGGACACGAGAACGAGAACGAGCAAATAAGACGCTCATTATCGTATCTCGGGTTCGAAGACGATCCCTTATATAAGGTCTTAGCAAATGGACCATACCTTTTGGATATGGTCTGTTTCTGAGACCAAAAGGGACCACCGACATCTCCGGCACCTTGTTCAGGTGGCCATTGATGTTCTTCCGAGTCAGTTATCTGACTCCCATGCCAGTTAGAGAAGTCGGTTCCCTGGAATGAATTTCCAGAGATGACTTCCCAGATCCCATCAGAAGAACGGTGCCCTTGCCATATTTGCCGATAGCTTCCGCCATCGACAGATTTTAGCGAGCGCACTCTTCTGGTGAGAGACATGGTTCAACGAGCTCCTCTGGGTAAAGCT